TTATTACTGAGATGAAATGGAATTGGGAACATGCAATTCAAATGGGTCTTGATATTAATATTACTCGTGATAGTGAAGGTGAAATTATCGATTATGAAGGTAATTTTATTTATGTAGATAGAGAAACTATTAATTCTATAGAGGACGTAGCTGGGTTTATTTTAGATTTAATGGATGAACAAAAAAGAGGTAATTTACCTTATGATTTATTATTCCTATGGGATAGTATTGGTTCTGTACCTTGTGAAATGTCACTTAAATCAAATAAAAATAATAATGAGTGGAATGCTGGAGCTATGTCAACCCAATTTGGAAATAATGTAAATCAAAAAATTACATTATCTAGAAAAGAATCCTCACCATTTACTAATACATTAGTATGTGTAAATAAGGTTTGGACACTTAAACCAGAATCACCTATGGGTCAACCTAAATTAATGAATAAAGGTGGTTACGCAATGTGGTTTGATTCAACATTTGTAGTTACATTTGGTAATATAATGTCTGCTGGAACATCTAAGATTAAAGCTATTAAAGATGGTAAACAAGTAGAATTTGCTAAAAGAGCTAATATACAAATTGATAAAAATCATATTAATGGTGTTACTACTAGAGGTAGAATTGTAATGACACCCCATGGTTTTATCCTTGATAGTGATAAAGATCTTAAAAATTATAAAAAAGATCACGCTGAAGAATGGGCTAAAATTTTAGGTGGAGGTGATTTTGATGTAGTTGAAGAGGGAGATGAAGTACAAGACATATCCCAATTTGAAAAAGAACCAGAATAAAAAATGAAGCATAAAGAATTATTTAAGTTACTGGATGATATTCAGGAACAAGGGGAAGAGCCAACTCAAAAAAGACATGATAAAGTATTACTAATAGATGGATTAAATCTGTTTTTTAGAAACTTTGCAATGTTAAATATGGTTAACCCTGATGGAGTTCACATTGGTGGGTTAGGTGGATTTCTTCGTAGTTTAGGTGCTTTAATTAAACAAACCCAACCAACATCTGTTTATGTAGTATTCGACGGAGCAGGATCAGCAACAAACCGTAAAAACCTGCTCCAAGAATACAAATCTGGTAGAAATCTTCAACGAATTACTAATTGGGAAGTATTTGAGGATCTTGATGAAGAACATGACTCAAAAGTAGACCAAATAGTACGTTTAATCCAGTATTTAAAATTATTACCTATAAAAACCACTATAATAGATAAGGTAGAAGCTGATGATGTTATAGCTGTGTTATCTGACAAATTAGTTGAAAAATTTAATTCAACTGTTTTTATAGTTTCTAGTGATAAAGATTTTGTCCAATTAGTATCTGACAAAATAATACTATACAGACCAATGGAAAAAGAATACTATACAGATAAAACAGTATTTGAAAGGTTTGGTGTGTTAGCTGAAAACTTTATTCTATACAAAACTTTATTAGGTGATAATTCTGATAGGATCCCAGGAGTAAAGGGTTTAGGTGAAAAAGGTATTTTTAAAAAATTCCCTGAATTAAAATCACATCCTATTACACTAGATGAAATTTTTGATATTTCTGCTAGGAAATTTAAAGAACATGTTGTATATTCTAGAATAGT